CCAGAAACTCTTATTATGATGATGCTAACCATGCGATGATGTTCATCTCGTCTGGAGCGGGAGCAAGCACACATCCTGGCGAAGGCGCACACTGGATCTTCAACGGTAGAGCAAGTAATAGAGATTTCATCTTCCGCAACAACTCTAACAACAAACTAACCATTCAAGGTGATGGTGGTCTCAAGATTGAGAACAGCGGAACAAATAATGGACTTGACGTTGACAATCAGATTCTTGGTAGAGAGAGTCTACAACTTGGTGTTGGTTCTGGAAACTCTGGTCAATATATTACTTTCTATGGTGCTAACTCTTACAGAAATGCTAGGGTTTCTCAGAATGTAATTGCTAACAACTTGTTCGCATTACAAGGTTCAACCGCAAATGGTGGACTTTCATGGACTAGCACACCCGCAATTTCAGTCAACCTAAGCAACAATAGAATTGGTGTTAACACCACTTCTACTAGTGGTGTAGATCCAGACAACGGAACTAACAGAAACTACATCCTCAATGTTGAGGGAGACATGAACCTCAATGGTCAGTTCTTCCAAAACAATGCTGAATTCGTTACTTCCAGATGGACTGAAGCATCTAACGCAATCGATATCTATAGATTGTCGAAGGTTGGTATCAACCAAGCAGATCCAGATTATACACTGGATATCAACGGTGATGCTAACGTAAGAGGTATCTTCAGAATTAATGGAGCAGCACAACACCTAGATACATACGGTATCGTTAAGAGCAATCCTAACGTACTCGATGAGGACATTACAGTCCCAGCAAACACAAACGCATTTATGTGCGGTGATATTACTATTGCTAACGGAAGAACAATTACCGTTGGAAACAGTAGCACCTTCGTTGTTATCTAAATATATAAAGGAAAAACCACCAGAAAAGAAATGGCATCGAAAATTAGAGTTGACAATATCACTAACTTAGCTGGTAGTGGTTCAGTAGACGTTGAGGTTGGTATCGACATTAGTGGTGATATTAACTTCACTGGTTCTTTGCTGAAGAACGGACAACCGTTTGCTTCTCTGCCTGAACAGGGTCCTGAAACTGCTGGTTCCATGCTGATCTCTGATGGTCAGACTGCCTTCTGGGCATCACCAACAAATGGTGCTGGTGTTACCAATCCATCAGGTACAGATGACATGCCTGCTGGTAATGGTAGAACTGGTGGTATTAACCTACAGAACCCATCGGTCCCTGCTAGTGGTTATCTACCATTTAGTGGTCAAGCACAATGGTTTGATAATACTGGTGCCACCTATACTGCCACAATTGGTTCCGAATTTAAATATAGAAGTATCTTCACTCATGGTTTCATGGCTGGTGGATACCGTGGTGCTAACCCATGGAGAACTGTCAACCAGACATTCCACGCAACAGATGTTACTATCTGCCGTGGTGACCAGTTAGACAGAGCAGCAACATATGTTGACGGTAACTTCGGTGACTACAACGGTTATGTTTATGGTGGTAACAACAGTTGGGGTGGCAACTCTCCACACACCTCTTCCATTAACCTACACACAGGAACAGGTAGAACTGCTGGTTCATCTCCTGATTACAACCACACTGATAACTACGGTACTACCCCTGATAGCATTGGTGCTACTTGGGACCTTTATGCTGGTTGTGATGACCCTGGCGCAGTATCTGGTCAGACAACACAAAGAGGATACGTTACTGGTGGTGGTGACCTAGGTTCTCAGTCTTGGAACAGACTGAACTTTATGTCTGAGTTGATGTCAAGAGTTGGTGGTGGTCATGGTAACAACCACGCATCTGCTACTGAAGGAGAACTTCGTGGATATTCTTATGGAGATACTGGTAGTTCTAGATATATTGAATTCTCTACTGAGTCTACTGGTAACTGGTCTACTTCTAACATCACTGGTGACGGATGGAAGAAGTCACTATCCACCAAGTGGAACTTTGGATATCATGGAAATGGCAACAACGTAACCCAGCAGTGGATGAAGTTTACTCATAACTCGGGTGCTTACATCTCAACATTCAACCAGATTGACGTTGCTTCTGGTGAGGAGAACATGGAGATGGGTCAGGACTGGGGTTACATGGTTGGTAACTACTCTGGCAGCGGTGGTTCTGGTAACGCACGTCAGAACAATAGAACCATGAAGATCTTCCATGCTACTGATAGTATGGCAATGTGTGGATTCAAGACAGAACCAAAAGGACACCAGGGACAATCCTCTGGTACATGCCACAGCGCAGCATTTACTGTAACCGCTACTAGATATCAGTGATCCAATGAAGAAAACAAATTTTATCGAAGAAAAAGAGTTCGAACTTCAGTGGAAAGAGTCTACTCCATTCCATCTTCCTTCTCAGATGATCGAAGATGGAGAGTTTATCAGACCAAAGTATGAACCACAGCATCCACTAGAACTAGAAGTAAAAAAGTATATTAAAGACAAGAGCGAAATCCAAAAGGGTGACGTTCTTATGGGTCTATGCGAAGAAGATATTCGTGCTATGGAATTAGTTCAGCACGAAACAACCTTCTTAAATTGTTTTAATTTCTTCAATATCTCTGTCATCAGGATGAAGAGAGATACCTTTGATACTCTCAAGTCTGGTCTGAAAAGATATATTGAATTTACTGAAAAAGAATTACATGATGGTATTAATTACCAGGGTGAAATTAGATCACACTCTAAAGATTATCAGGGTGTGATGAATGAGGACGGATCTATTACTCATAAGAAAGTAAAGAATCCGATGACTCAAGCGAAGATCGACAATGCGTTGATCTTCATGAAGAAGATGGCAATTCTAGTTATCGAAAGAGAGTTTGAACTTCGTTTCAAAAACTTCAAAAACTGCCATGATGTAGAGCAAGAGTCTTGGGCATATCAAGTTCCTGAGGCAAAATCACTTCTTAGAAATCCAGAAGCATCTACACCATTCTTGAATATCCTAGCAATCACCAGAGGTATTGACAAGACGGTTCTTGCGAAAAAGATCATTAAGAACCATGATAAATATATCTTAGAATACGCCGCATTGCTCGGTAAGTATCACGCTATTAAATCTCAATTCAAACATTGTGATAACATGTGGGATATGAATATCCTCTATGAGGATTACTTGAACGTTGGTATGCCTTTCGCTCAAGCAGAGAAAATGGGGCGTTGTGATGAAAACTACATTCGAATTGGAGATGATGTAAGGTATGGAACCTTTGGATTCTAATGACAAACAAGGTATTCTTGCTAGAAGAGAAGATCTGTCTTTAGTAACAAAAGAAGATGTAACTGATGAACAAATTATTGATGCTGCTGTTCATTTACAGCAGGGTCAAACTCGTTATCAAAATAACACTTTTGTTGTTGGGTCTCAAATTACCCCGTACAAAAAAGTTCAACAAGCTCTTCTGGAGTTAGAAACAAGACAGCATGGTTTTACTGAGCTACAGTATAAGCAGAGACTTTGTACTAATAACAGAAAGAAGATTGAACGTTCTCTCAAATTGGAACAAGAACGAGAAATTCCAGATGAATTGGAAATTGAACGATTAGAGATTGAGCTTGAGAAAGCTCAATACGATGAGAGAATTTACGAAAGAAAGTATACAACTTACGATAGAGAAATTCGTGAATTCTGTGACATGGTTCGTGAGCACATGGAAGATGGACAATCTGTTGAGCACTACCGTGTAACAAACGAGACAGAGGATCGCAAGTATTGGATTAGTCGCATGGCGAAACAGGCAGCGGTTGATGTCCATGCTATCGGTCGCCTTGGTAGTGGCAACCTAGATGCGATTCTTAACATGCCTAAAGATGATCAGTTGATGACCATCAAAGGTGCTGTAGAACATGCTACACTGTTGACTGCTGGTGTTGAAAGAATGCAACAGCAACTCCTCCCAGAAGTGAGAAACATCATGGAGCAGGAGTATGATAAACTAAACTTGCCTAGACTTTTAGGGCAAGAACTCGCAAATGAACCTATGATGTTACCTGAGGTGATTCAAAACAATGAGCCAATCCCAACCAAACTCCGTATTCAGTCTTCCCGTAAACCCGAAGCTTGACAAAATCTTTGTTGACTCAGTATTGATTCCTTGGTTAACGAAATACAAACCTTATATTAGAGATTTGTATTTCACCTGTAGGATGCCACCATTTACCCAAGATGCTATGGGTGATGTATTCAATGGCGATACACGTCAACTAGTTTTTAATTCTCTTGTTATTGCTAGAGAAGCAGAGATTCCTCTCTCCGCTACATTCAATAACATCTATGTGAGACCAGATCAAGAAAATTTAGATCTGTTTATTCATAATTTCCGTCCTCTTTACGAGATGGGAGTTAAGATTGCCACTATCCCACACACCAGTTGGGTTGCTACTGGATTAATTCAAGATCAGTTCCCAGAATTGTTTATCAAAAACACTATTCTTAGGAACGTATCCAAAGCAAATGAAATTGTATCTCTTGCTAAAGCAGGGTTTAACTATATCAATCTCGACAGAGATTTGATGAGAGACCGTGATGCTATTCTCAGAATCGAAGAAGCAAAAGAATACTGTGCGTCTATTGGCAAACCAGTAGAACTATCTCTCCTTGCTAATGAGGGATGCTGGGGTGGTTGCTCTATGATGGATGAGCATTATCATTTCAATAACACCAGAAATGATGAGACTCCTCAGTATTTCATGGATCCTATCAGTTCCAACTCATGTTCTAGGTGGGACATTGAGGATAACTCTTCTGCTCTTAAGGCAGCAAACCTTCCACCGTGGCGTGAAGATTGGGAAGAGTTCCTTGATATGGGTGTAGATGTTTTCAAGATGCATGGCAGAGAAAATGCTATGAGATTGAAAGAATCTATGGATATTGTCGAGCGTTGGGTTAGGAAAGAAGAACTTCTTTTCCCAGAGTTTGATGAGTACATGGAAGATCTGGATGTCAGGGATGCTCCTATCAATCTTTGGAGAGAAAAGATCAAGACTTGTCAGTTTGATTGTTGGGATTGTAACTACTGCGAAGCAGTTGTTGAGTCACATCTTAAGAAGAAAGGAGAAGATCCTGGTGTTGAAGAGTATACACAAAGAGCTCTTGATGCTATTGACAATGCTATCCTCCGCAAGTCAAACTTTGTCGAAGAAGGTTATATTGCTAGAGGACTCAGTTCTCCACGAGTAAGGCATCTACTGAACAATCTATGTTCCCATGAAGATGCTGTTTATCTAGAGATGGGAACATACATGGGAAGCACATTCTTTGCTGCCATGATGGGCAACAGCATTCCTTGCTTTGGAGTTGATGACTTCTCAGATCCAGAATGTAAACCAATGACAAACAATGTCTATTGGACAGAGTGTGGCAATTCCTTTGAAGAATTCAAAGTGAATTTTGAGAAGTATGAAAATGATCAAACTACTTTCATTGGATCTAAGGTTACCGATCTGGTCGAAGCAGACTTTGAAGGTAAGAAACCAAATGTTGTTTTCTATGATGCTGGTCATGATTATGTTGAGCAGTTGAACAACCTCAATCACATCACACCATTCTTGGCAGATAAGTTTATCCTTGTCTTAGATGATGCTAACTTCGATGGTGTAGTTGATTCTGCTATTCAATATATCAAAGAAAACAAATTTGATGTTTGGTTTGAAAGGAAGATCCTGAGTGGTATTCCTGAAAATCCACATCACTGGTGGAATGGTCTCTATGTTATGGTTCTAGAAAAAACAAATGAAAGTTAAGTCTCAGATCATTGATCTCTTTGTAATTCCAGTCGGATTATACAAGTATCCATTCCACGAAGAATGGAAGAAAGTTGTCTACGGAATCATAAACAAATACGCAGACACTAAGTTTGAGATGCCGTCTGACAAAGGTGGCATCCAACACTTTTTTAATTCATCAAACCAAGATGTATTTCGTGATGTAAAAGAACCAGAGTTTCAAGAAGCTCTTAGAGACTTTGAATCATTTACGAAAATGTGTCTCAACACATTCTATAATGATACATTTGGAGAAGCAGAATACAATGAGATGTTGATTACTAATAGTTGGATTAACCTATCACGGAATGAAAACTGGTTAGAACCTCACTATCATGGTAATTGTATTTTGGCATGTAATTACTTGGTAAACTTCAAGGAAGATCACACACCACTATCATTTTGTAATCCATTCAAAGGAACTGGATCTTACCCAGGATTTTCTGTAGAGACAAAATCATATACTCCATATACAGTTCCAACTACAGCAGTTGATGCTAAGGAGGGAGACTTGATTGTTTGGCAAGCAGGTCTCTATCATGGTTTTGATAAGATTACAAATGCTCCAAAAGATGATAGAATTACATTAGCAATGAACGCATGTCCAGATATCATTTCTACTGGACCATATAAAATTAAGGTTGGAGTATACGATGAAAGTAATTAATCCCCAGTTATTTGATGTGAATCATCCTTCTCACTGGGAAGTGGAAGAGAAGCACATTGGTAAACTAAAAAACAGACTAGTGATTGTAAAAAACTGGTTTGTTAATCCACAAGAACTGAAATTGTTTGCTCAATCAGTTGACTATGTTGATACACTGGAAGGACAGGTTACAAACCTTCCTGGTTATCTTCATCTAATTGGAAACTACAAAAAAGCATTGTATTCTCCAGTACAATATGTCTGTAAACAGTTCTTCGACGCTAGTCAAGATCTGATGAGGTATCCTGAGGAGACTAAGTTTTCTTTTCAGTTATATGATGTGTCACAGAAAGTGCGATTTATGAGTCTCTATCCTCATTCAGACTATACACGATACGCATCTGTGCTTTCGTTTAATGAAGATGATGATTACACCAATGAGACACCGAATGGTACAGCATTCTGGAGATACAAAGAAACTGGTGAGGAGTATGTAACTTCAGAAAGAAACTACAGAACTGAGAGAATCTCTAACAAAGTAAATTCTAAGACTCCATTCAACCCAGCAAATGTTAAACTGAAAGAGTGGGAGAGATATCACATCGAACCACATAGTTTCAATTCTATCCTCTTTTATGAAGGAGCACTATGGCATAGTCCTTACTTTGCTATGGAAGGTTGGAATACAAACAGGTTGACATTTAACGCATTTATTAGATAATAAATAATCGTACACACTATTCTCTGTGATTACTTATGGATCCCGCAGCACTAAAGGCAAACTTTGAGGAGCAAATTGCTAACACCGCAAAGCAAATTGCCGAACTAGAAGAGAACCTTCAAAAGGCAAAAGAGTATAAGATCAAACTACAAGGTGGTCTAGAAACTCTTGGACTTCTAGAAGGAGACTCAGACGCAGACGTTCCAGCACCAACACCACCTGCTGAATAAATACTAAATCCCTTCTTCCTAAATAGGTAAGAAGGGATTTTTTGTGTGTAATGGCATCTCCAAGTTCTAGAGCTGATCTTATCACCTATTGTAAGAGGCAGCTTGGTGAGCCTGTCCTCCAAGTAAACATTGATGACGAACAGGTAAACAACGTCATTGATGATACCATTCAGTTCTTCCAAGAGAACTGCTACAACGGTATGGAGAGATGCTACCTAAGACACGAAATCACTGCTGACGACAAGACACGTTTCGATGGAGAAACCACCACAACATCAGGAACAACTAATTGGGAAGAAGCAACTAATTACATCCCTGTTCCAGATCATGTTGTTGGTGTCACCAAGGTGTTTGGACTAGTCAGTAATTCAATCCGTTCTAACCTCTTTGGCGTTGAGTATCAGATTTTTCTAAACGATCTTTATGCGTTTGGATCACTTGATATCCTCAACTATTATATGACTAAGCAATATCTAGAAACTCTAGATATGGTTCTGAACAATGGTTCATTCCAGCAGTTCAGATTTACAGCGCGTCGTGATCGTCTCTATATGGATCTTGACAAAGACTTCCTCAAGAATGGATCTAACATCTTGATTGAGTGTCATCGTATGCTTGATCCCACAGATGCTACAGAAATGAATAATGATCCTTTTGTCAAAAAGTATGCCACTGCTCTCATGAAGAGACAGTGGGGTATGAATTTAATCAAGTATAACAACGTCCAACTTCCTGGCGGTGTTACACTTAATGGTAGAGAGATCTACACAGACGCACTTGCAGAGATCGAGAAGATTGAATCCGAAGTTCTCAGCAAGTATGCAATCCCACCAATGGATATGATCGGATAAAATGCC